GGAACAATGCCATCCCTCCAGTTGCCACCTGTTTAAGCCAATAACTAGGACTTGGGTGAGGGACAACTGAATAGCCGAATTTGACTAGGGTCTTGCCCAATTTGGGCGTAAGGATGCAACCTTCTTCAGTCCGAACGGGAACTGAGGAGTAGAAGGTTACCTGCTCAATGGTACAGAGCTTCATTTCAGGAACAAAGCCTAACCCATTGAGCACCACGGAGATCAACTTTAAATCCACCTCCCCATTTAATGCAACCACGGAGTCATCCCCACCCACAATAATTTTGAAGTCTTTGACTCCGGCAACACTGAACGCGTAGGCCATTGCCATCCCGCATATCAACGTGTTACCACAAGTGGTGTTAGGATCTCCTGAGCCACGCGTGGCTGGCACTGTAAAGACGTGACCATGTGAAGATCTAACACGCCTTACCAACTGCTTGGCTAAGACTGTCTTCTCAAGGTCAGTGGGACTGAACATGCCATACACAAGCTGCTCAAACCGCAAAGCCTGTGTGGAGATTGTCGAATCGAAACGTGAAAAATCACATTCGACAAACTGTTCATAGCACCAGTGGTTTTGAAACCACTGGCCATACACTGAAGCGTCCCCGCCTATTGCAAAATAAATTTTATTTCGGATGTCGAAAAAGTCTTGAAAGAACCTGGTAACTGACACAATGAAGGGACCCAGCACGACCTTATGCAGGTCAGATGGGGCCTGTATCAACCTAGGTTGCTTACCTCCCGGCTCAGAGGCGATAAGTTTCTCTCGTTTGACGAAAGCTGTGGAGGTGCACGCCTCAAGACTAACAACTGAGGCACCCGCGGACAAACGGGCTTGTGCTCGCAGGTGTCGTCCGAATTTACCAGGTTTGTTCCTAAACCTGGAGTTCCATTCTTCGAAGGACATCCGCTTATAACCACCAAGGCTACTTGCCATACTTTCTCTCCACTCTGCCAAGAAATAATGCTCCAACGCATACCATAATTCTGGTCTGGGTTTCGGCACTTCTTTAATGGCGCGCCCTTTAATGGCGACTTGTTCATTATATGGAGTATCCGCGTGCACGTAAGGAACACATGACCCGACGCATGGGCCATATCTGTACAACGGACTCCATCTGGACTTCCTACTAAAGTGCCCTAAAATGAAGGAGGCATCACAGCGGAATTTGGGGACTGACAAGGCGAATTCGACCGCCCAGTCCTTTATATCCGCTTGCCTCTTCCATAACTCAGGGAAACTGAAAGATATCAACTTCCCCAATATAGAGAAACCTTTAACACAGATAATTAAAGTGTAGACCTTCCACTGCCAATCCCACGTTAATAGGAAAATCTGCTCAATAGAAGGAAAGAGATGGTAGGCCATGAAATAGAGCGTAAAACACAAACAAAACTTCCCTGTAACAGTCAGCTGTGACCAGCTGTAACTGTCATTGGGTATAATTTGTTCCACAATTGTGTCATACGCCTTCTTATAACCCTGAAGACTGACTGCGACTTGGGAGTTCTTCATAGTTGATTTAACCCACTTCCTTATCTCCAAGTCTTTAGCCGCCTTATCTCCAACAAGAGTATCATAATGGACCTTACCGTCCTGAATGATAGACAAAGGAACCATCTCCCCATTACCAACGTCCACGAGTGGACTTTTGGCATGGTCATACACCATCTTAGGACCCACCGACCTAAGAAAATTTCCTGTTCTAATAGTACGAATTCCAGTGTCTGGAAGGAATTTAACTATTATTGCCGAACCAACAGTTTTAATGATGGTCCAACACACACCTGCCTCCCCGGAACTCTCGTATAAATACGAAAGATCATTGTGCTTGTAAGCTGATGAGTTACCAACAACCTGCATAACACAAATTCCATCTTTCCCGACATTATAGGTTGCTTCACCGTGAAACTCCCCGTATTCCCCTGGGAAAGGATGAATGAGGGCATAGTGTGGTACCCCCGACTCTCTGACTGCCTTCAAGAATACGTGCTTATCTATGTAATACAAGGAATGCACGAACATAACCGATGTGGGCACGACACAAGAACAACTAGGATAAAGACACTCACACATTAAAAGTGACTTTGTATTAGCTCTTCTGTGTACATCTTCATGTGTGATTGTAGGACAACAACTCCACACATTGCCCCTACCATACTTACTATGGCGATTCGGGTTAGCACCGACATCAAGAATTTGCTCTGAGAAGCCTTGCGTCCTAATAACAGCAATCATCGTCGCCTCACCAATCTCCCGTTCGCAGTGTAGTACTGGGTGGGGATGGCTACCATGTCCGAAGGCAACGACTTTTTGCGTCAAGGCGCGAATTTGAGTTTCCTGTTCTCCTGTGACGGAAAAGGGGAAATAGAAGGAATCTAAGGATTTAATTACTTCCATCTCAAATGGGTGGTTGTTACTTACCGTGATCCAAGTGGATGATGGCTTTCAC